TGCAGCAGGCGCAGGCCAATGCTGAGAATGAACATGACCAGGCTATGCAGCTGGAAGAGATCAAGGAGAGGTACGAGAAGGTACGCTCGCTGTGCAGGATAGATGAGATCAACGCAGAATATGACCGCAAGGAACAACTATCCATCATAGAGGGAGAGTACGAAGTATCGGCTTCCATGAATGCCGCGGCTGAAGGAGATGTCAACAACAACGGTATCCCTGATGCCAATGAGATAGCCAAGAGAGCACTGGAGGCACAGAAGATACTGGCTGACAACCGAAGGGCAACGGCTGAGATCAGCTCACGCGAGAAGATGGCCAAGGAGCAGCACGCTCATGAGAAAGCCATGCAGGACAAAGAGCTTGCACACAAGCAGAAAGAGCTTGCCATCAAAAAGCAGATAGAAGATAAGAAAGCGGCAGTAGCCCGCATCAAGAAGAAGACTACATCTAAGAAGTAAACCACAGTAAACCCTATCAGTATGACAACAATCAGATTATTCAGAAACGCCAACGCTGGCGACAGCGGGGGTACTACCCTGGCAGACCTTGACAAGGTACAGCCCGGTACAGGAGATAAGACTCTGGCAGACCTCGATGCTGCCCAACAACAACAGCAGTCAGCACAGAAGCCTCAGCAGACCGATGAAGAAAAGGCTGCAGCAAGACTCGCAGAGCTCAAGGCTAAACCGGCTGAACAGCTTACAGCAGAGGAGAAAGCAGAGTTGGGGAAACTCGAACCACCTGCTGACGACAAAGACGATGCAGATGATGAAGGCAACAAGGATGACGCACCGGAAGGCAGCTTCTGGGATGACGTCGACAAGCTCCGTGGCGCACCTCTCAAGATCGACTGGTCACAGTACAAAGATGACGAGGGACAGCCTATTGATCCGGAGTCTCCTCAGGGAGCTCTCATCCGCGAGCAGTATCTGGTTAAGCAGACACTGGATGCCTGGGAGAAGGAGTTGAAGGACACAGACCCGAGAGGATACGCATACCTGCTGCATAGACAGTCAGGTGGATCGGACGAAGAATTCTTTGCCAAAAAAACACCGAACTTGCCGGCCTATGAGAGTTTCAAGGACTCAATCGACCTCCAGAGAGCACTGTACAGACAGTATCTCGTGGACAAGGGAGTAGACGAGGAGATCGTTACAGCCCAGGTCGAGAAAGCCATCAAGGATGGCAAGTTGTTTGACAAGGCAGACGCAATCTACAAAGAGGTACAGAAGACCCATGAAGATGAGCTGAAGGCTATCGAAGAGGCTAACAAGCGGGCAGAACAGGAGTACACCACTTCTGTCCATAAGCTGACCACTAACCTCACTACCAGGATCAAGGAAAACAAGGGGCTCAACCTTGTGATACCTGAGACTGACAAGAGTCCTTTCACTGATTTTCTAAAGTCGCTGGTCCGCTATAACGGTGAAGAGAAGAAGTTCTCAGTAGTACTGGAACTCGGAGACGACACCGACAGGATAGTGGAAGCAGCATACCTGCTCTACAAGAAAGGCGATCTGTCCAGCCTCATAAAGAAAGAGGCCAAGAAAGAGACAGTACACCGGCTGAAGCGTGCAGTGGAGAAATCCAAGAGCACAACCAAGACAGGCAGCGCAGGTGACGACAATCCGGGAGGAGCCAAAGTGGTGACCCTCGGCAACATATAGCTAACCAGCTACCCGAACCCGTAAAACACTAACACCAATATCACATGAACCCTTATCCAGCCCTGAAGTACAGAGTCACGGAAAGCATCTTCGATTCTAAGTCGATGCTTGATGAGACCAACTTCTACGCACAGCGCCAGGGAGCTCCGTCCGAGCTTACCCGCAAGCTCACCTACATCCTGGGTGACTACACAAAGAACTATCCCATCTCCCTTATGACCGTAGGCGGTATCGGCTACGATGGCAGCGCCCTCAAGAATGCGGCTGTGGAGTTGGATGACCCTCAGTTCACTTACCCTGTAATGGGACGTACTACGAAGGCATCAGTGGTGTCTACAAGTACCTACACTACAGGTGACAAGCCAGGTATCGGCAACTCTACCTTCAAGTTGAGATTTGCTGACAACTGGATCAAAAGATTCTTCATCATCCAGTCAGCCCGTGGTGTACAGGCTTATGTACACAGCGACCCTACTGCGCTCCCTACAGGTGAGTTTGAGTATGATGTACAGCTTGACCCTGCAGGTCCGAACGACTACTGCGCAATCTCCGAAGTTACGCAGGGTGCAGCGTGGATAGACATCACTACAGCAGTAGCTGAGTCTGAATCACGTACTACTGAAAGCAAGATGGCGATGCCGGGTTCTTACAAGAACCAGATGGGCTTCCTCCGTCACGGTTTCAGCTGGGCAGGTAATGCAGCAGAAAAGATGATGAGGATCGAAGTATCCCGTCCTGCAGTGGATGGCCAACCCGCTCTTTCTACTTCAGTGTGGATGGACTGGGCTATGTGGCAGTACGAAATGGAGTGGCTCTCTATCCGTGAGCACGCCTACTGGTACAGCCGCTACAACCGTCTCGCTAACGGTGAAGTTCCTTTGAAAGACTTGCTTACAGGCAAGGTTATTCCAAGAGGCTCCGGCTTGCTTGAGCAGATCCAGAACAAGTCAACCTACAGCTCACTCACATACAATTACCTCTCTAACCAGATAGGTGACGCCCTCTTCGGCATGAGTGACACTGAAGGCATGGCAATCACGCTCCACACCGGTAAAGGTGGTCTGCGTGAGTTCGACAGAGCTATCAAGGCAGCTGGTGGTACATTCTTCCAGTCATTCAACGCTTTGACTGACGCCAACAAATTCATCTCAGGCTCTGGTTACAACCTCGCCCTCGGTGGATACTTCACTGCCTTCTACCACATAGACGGCTACTACGTGAAGGTGAAACACAACCCGATCTTCGATATGGGTAAAGTGGCTATGGCTCAGCAGGCAGGTGGATACGTTCACCCCGAAACAGGATGGCCTTTGGAAAGCTACCGTATGGTGTTCATTGATGACAATGACTTCGACGGTCAGCCCAACATCATCCATGTGGCACAGAAAGGACGTGCATTCATCCACAAAGTAATCCCTGGTATGGCCAACATGCCGAAGTCACTCAACGTGATGCTGGGATCAGCTTCAGATGAAAGCAAGGTGACTATCGCCGCTACAGACGTGGACAAGTCAGCATACACAAGATTCAGTTCTTGCGGTATCCAGATCAGGCGTGCTAACCGCTGCTTCGATCTTCAATGTATCGCAGGACAGTAACCCTATAACCCAGTGATGACACATATCACAGAAGAGACTACTGTATAGAGGTTTTCTTCTACCGGAGGCTCCCCGTCTGGGAGCTTCCCTTTTTACCTCTATGACAGCAGACCACTATACACAACCACTAATACAGTACAGATGAATCACCCTAACAGTAAAAAGATCACAATCTATCGTACATCCTCCTTTGCGATGGATGCACAGAGAGGCTCAGCTGCAGAATTCGTAGCTATGAGCAAGAAATCAATCGGCAGCTACTGGGCAAAGAACCAGGGCAGAGCTGTAGGTTCCGGACTAACCTTTGACGAGCAGAAGTTGCTCATGCCACTGGTAGTAGACTGTGAACCGGAAGACAGGCAGTTCCGCCAGAAAGTGTCGGAGTACTTTGCTTCCATGAAGACCAACGTGGACTATGAGAAAGGTCTGACGCTGGAGATAGGTCTGGAGAAAGATAACTTCAAACCTGTGGGCAAAGACAACATGCCGCTGGAGTTGTACGACTACATCGTCTACAGACACGCCCTCGGTCACCCGCAGGTGGCAAAGAGCAAGGACGAAGCAGACGGCAACCAGCTGATTGAGTTCTACATATTCGATCCACAGGCAGTGGAAGACGCCAAGGTTTTGGCCGCAGTGGACAATGACAAGGCACTGACCTACTACCTGAAAGTGAAAGAAGAGCCGAAGAAAGTGGATATGCTGCTCACCCTGCTTGGGGTTGACCCGAGAGAGGCTGAGTTCGCAGGCAAGAATGCAATGGCACTCAAACTGGCAAGGCTCAAGAAACTATCTATTGAACAGCCGGGCAAGTTTGTGGAAGCCTATGA